CTAGACTGTGATAAGCTTTCAGCAAATGATATTGCGGTCAAACTAGGAATCAATGTGAGCACAGCGCATGTACGTATTTCCCAGATAAAACGGGATGCTATACACTGCCTGATAGAGAACGTAGATAGTTCACAAGTACTTGATTACCTGTAAGTTACGGTGCAACACACCGCTTAAGTTTAATTTAAAATATGTAATTATATTAGTATGACCATAAACCAAAAATTGTCAACCATTCAGACAAAATTTAAATCGAAGAAAAGTAGATTTAACTCATTCGGCAAGTATTACTTCAGAAGCGCCGAAGACATTCTCGAAAGCATAAAACCCTATTTATTAGAAATGGGAGTTGCAGTTACAATTAATGAAGAGTTAATTGAAAATGAGCCTATGCCTATAATTAAAACAACTGCGAAGTTGATTGATGAAAAAGGTATGGAATTATCAGCTGTTGCAATAGTTGGTGTGGATCTTGCCCAAAAGGGTATGCAGACTCCACAACAATTTGGTAGTGCATCGAGTTATGGTAAGAAGTACGCATTGGGTAACCTATTATTAATAGATGATACTCAAGATAGTGACGCAACAAATAACCACGGAAAAGGCCAAACGTTGACGAATAAACCAAAGTTTAATTCAACAAAACAAAAATTGGCTGATATACAAAAAGCTATAAGCTATATTAAATCAGGTGGTAAAATTGAAGCTATCAAAGCTAAATATGATCTGACTCCAGCACAGGAGACAGAATTAACAAAAGCTTAATATGACAAAAGAAGAGATTATTGAAAAATTAAGGGAAGATGAACATTATTATGGAGACTTTGGAAAACAATACAGAAGTAATAGTGACATATCAACTTTATTAAATAATCCTTTAGCACTTGGAGAACAATCCAAACCAAGTCCAGCATTTTTAGTTGGTGGTTATTTTCATACCGCAATACTTGAGCCAGATAAGCTTAAGAAATATAAGGTAATACAATCAACAACAAGAAATACAAAAGCTTACAAAGAACTGTCAGGAGGAGAATTATGTTTATTACAACATGAGGTCGATAAGATCGAAATAATGACAGAAAAAATAATGGAAAATGATATATGTCGCGGTTTAATACGTGGCATTGATGTTGAGTATGAAAAGCCCAATATCACAGAGCTCGAAGGTCTTTTATGGAAAGGTAAAGCAGATATTGTAAATCACGATGAGAAGTTAATCATAGATTTAAAAACTACCAAAGACATAAATTCTTTTAAACGCTCCGCCTACCGCTGGAATTACGATTCTCAAGCATATATCTATAGTAAATTATTTGGGTACGAATTTGTATTTATAGCAATGGATAAAACTACTCATCAAATAGCAGTTATGGATTGTTCACCTGAATTCTATGAATCAGGAAAAGACAAGGTAAAGAGAGCAGTAGAAGCTTACGATTTATTCTACAAAACAGATGGATTTGATCCATCACAATATTTTATTAATTTAACACTTTAATTTTATTAATTATGCCTAGAACTAAAACTAGAACCTGTTCAGTAACAGGAATGAAAACAAGTACTAACAACTTTTATGCAAATCAAACGCATGTTAAAGCTGTAGATAACTTAAGAAGAGTCACTGGTGCAACTAAAAATCAGATGACTAGAATGTTTAACCAAATACAAACATATTAAAACATGGCAAGTATAATAGCAACAAGTATTGACCTAACGAAAATACCTAAAGATAAGATTATCGAAGGTAAAAAAGGGAAGTACTTACCTATTACTGTTACTATCAACGATGAAGTTGATCAGTTTGGAAATCAAGGACCTGTGGTTGTTCAACAATCAAAGGACGAAAGAGATGCCAAAACTGAGAAAGTTTATCTTGGTAATGTAAAAGTAGTATGGACCAACGGTGATAATGTGGACGTAGCACCAAGGGATAATGCCCCTGCCGCTGCCCCTCAACAATCACAACAAGCAGTTAATGATTTACCATTCTAAATAGTTAATTAATGCAAGTAAACAACACGGAGATTAACGGATTTTTAATCGACCAGTTCAACCAGCACGATTTAAAGGTTGGTGCAACGCAGGGGATTTGTCCCCTGTGTTCATCTACACGTAAGCCTGAAAACAGGAAACAACAATGTGCTAGTTACGATTGGGAGCGTGGGCTTGGTACTTGTCATAACTGTGATTCGACCTATCAATTACATACATATAAACGTAAAGGTGAAACTGTACGTGAATATGTGAAACCTGATTTTTCTACCAAAACGCATAAAGCACCCGGTAGTAAAGTAGTTGAATGGTTTAAAACAAGAGGTATATCTCAGAAGACTCTCGAAGATTTAAATGTCTCCGAGGGTCCTGAGTTTATGCCACAAACCGGCAAGTCCGAGAACACAATAAAGTTCAATTATTTTATGGGCGGCGATTTAATTAATATTAAATACCGCGATGGAAGAAAGAACTTTAAATTATTTAAAGGAGCTGAAAAGGTCTTTTATAACATTGATAGCATAGTGGGTTATGATACTTGTGTTATCGTTGAAGGTGAAATGGATGCATTAGCATTTCATGAAGCTGGAGTAACCAATGTAATATCTGTACCAAATGGAGCTACATTAAATCATAACAATTTAGATTATTTAGATAACTGTATAGATTATTTTGAAGATAAAGAAAAAATAATATTAGCAGTTGATCAAGATGAAGCGGGTATAGCATTACAGAATGAATTAATTAGAAGGTTAGGAGCAGAGGTTTGTTACTTAACTAATTTTATAGATTGTAAAGATGCTAATGATTATTTACTTAAATATAGTAAAGACGATTTAGCTAAAACAATTAATGAATGTAGGCCAGTACCATTAGAAAACGTAACAACTTTTAAAGATATAGAACATGAAGTTACAGACTTTGTACAAAACGGTTTCAAACGCGGGTACCAAATTGGTATACCTAACTTTGATAATATTTTTAGTACTTATACTGGTCAGTTTATCACTGTTACTGGCATACCATCTAGCGGAAAATCAGATTTCGTTGATCAGATGGTAGTTGGTTATAATAATAACTACGGCTGGAAAACAGCATTTGCATCTCCCGAGAATGCACCTACGTATTTACATGCACATAAAATAATGCGTAAAGTATGGCAAGACATGCCTAGAAAATCAGATATTGGTACAGCTAAATGGAAACAAGTAGCAGATCACGTTAACGATAACTTTTATTTTATCGATATGGAACGTTATACTTTAGAAACAGTATTACGTAAAGGCGCGGAATTAGTTAAGCGTAAAGGAATCAAATGTTTAGTTATTGATCCATTCAATAAGATTAGAGACGTAGACTGTAAAACTGAAGATGTAAATAGATATACAATGGAATACTTAACAAAGATTGAAACCTTTGCTAAAAAGTTTGATGTCTTAGTATTTATTGTAGCTCACCCTACTAAAATGTATAAAGATAGTAATGGTAAGATTGAAGAACCAACAATGTATAACATTAAAGGTGGAGGTGAATGGTATGATGCATCTTATCATGGGTTATTAGTGCATAGAGATTATGAAGCCAAGACTGTTAAAGCAAAAGTTTTAAAAGTTAAGTTTCAAAATCTTGGTGAGAATGGAGCTGAAGCTCATTTTAAATGGGAACCTAGATCAGGTTGTTTTATTCCACACGAAGTTCAAAGCTTAGAAGATGAACCAATGCCCTGGGATTAATGAAAAGTTTATATAAAAGAAGAAAACCAAATTACCTTCCGCCATATTTGCCAAACCCGGAAGAACAAGAGTGGAAATTATTTTGTACAAGAAACAATATAAGGATATCACCTTGGGCAACATCATTAGATGGTGAATGGAAGATATGTATAAACTTAGGGCCATATAAAAGGGGAGAAAAATGTAACTTTGCTCCGTCAATTTATGACAAGCATACATTATGGCCAGAATATTATAGAATGTGTAAATATTATTATGACAAATATAGAACAACAATATAGAGCTTTATTAGCAAGTCTATTACAGTCTGCTCCTGAAAAAGAAGACAGAACAGGTGTAGGCACCAAATCAGTATTTGGTAGACAGATTGAACATGATATGTCATTAGGTTTTCCATTATTAACTGGAAAGAAAATGTATTTTAATCATGCTGTTACAGAATTGTTATGGATATTACAAGGAAGAACAGATATGGGTTATCTTCATGAGAATGGCGTTAGCTATTGGGATGATGACTATAAAAGATCTGGTAGACAAGATGGAACTTTAGGTCCTGTCTATGGCGCTCAATGGCGTGACTTTAATGGTTATGACCAGTTGATGGAGTTACTTTTTGCTATACACCATGATCCCTCATCTAGGCGACATATAATAAGTGCTTGGAGACCGGATAAATTAAAGAATATGGTATTACCACCATGTCATTATGCAATGCAAGTAAATATAAATAATGATAAAATGGATTTAATGTGGATCCAAAGATCTGCAGATGTATTCTTAGGTTTGCCATATGATATTGCAATGTACGGTTTATTATTAGAATTGTTATGTCATAATACAAAATACACACCTGGCAAACTTATAGGCCAACTTGGTGATTGTCATTTATATTTGAACCATACTGATGCAGCTTATTGTTATATATATAGAAATCCTAATTACTTTGATAAATTGCCTAAAGTTAAAATATCAGGCAAGGGATTTCAGTTTAAAGGTGGCAGAGAAAAGCCTGATGTAATAGTACCAAAAAAGAAACATATAGAATTAATTAATTATAAACCTTTGCCAGCAATACCGGCAAAATTAAACGTTGGAAAATAATGAAATATCATTTATATCACATTCCAGGTAAAAAAATCGGCGTTACACGTGATCTTAATAAAAGGGTTACGCAAACGCAGGGCTACAAGCCTGGAGAATATGAGGTTCTAGAATCTTCTACAGATATTGATTATATATCTAAGAAGGAAATAGAACTTCAACAGTCTTTTGGATATAGGAAAGACCATAAACTTTATAAAAATTTATTTAAAATGAAAATAAACGTAACCGAACAAACAACAACATTCCCGGTTCCAGTAACAAAGCTTAAAGAAACTTTGGAGAACCAAATTGGAATGGTCTGGAAAACAGGTTTTGGCAGAATATTATTATGTGCAGAACTAACAGACTGGATTACAAAAAATGCTCACGTATCAATGTACAATAGTGACAGAAGCTACGTATACAATAAAGCTGTATGGGAAGCATTCAATGAAATAAATAGCTTAGAAAGCTTAGAAAAAGACATAAAAAAATCTGAGTTAATGGACATAACCCATTTTGATTTAATAAGAAACTGGGCTGCTGAAAGAGGCATATATGAAAAAGGCAATAGTCATACACAATATGTTAAGCTTCAAGAAGAAGCTGGTGAATTAGCAAAAGCTTTACTTAATAAAGACAAAGCTGAAATTAAAGATGCTATTGGGGATATAACTGTTGTATTAACAAACTTAGCTTATCTTGAAGGTTTTACTATTGAAGAATGTATTAAAGCTGCATTCTCAGAAATATGTAATAGAACAGGCAAGATGGTTAACGGAACATTTGTAAAAGATGTGTAGAGATAAAATAATTGAGCGAGTAATTAATAAGATTAAAAGCCGCTCAGACGTAGGCTATAAAAAATATGGCGTAACGTTACACGAGGATGATCAGTCTTTAGATACATGGCTGACACATATACAAGAAGAGTTAATGGACGCTGTAAATTATATTGAAAAAGCAAAAGCTGTATTGACAGATGAGATAGAAGAAGTTGCTTTAAAAAGATTTTCAGGCGCCGATGATATAGAAGTTCATGAAGAAGAAATACTATAGAAGAAAAAAAAGAGGTCCTGTAGTTTCTAAAAAAGTTGAATACGATGGAATTAAATTTGCATCTGGCTTGGAAAAATATATGTATGTTGCTTTAAAAAATGCAAACATACGAGCTAAATACGAAGGCGAAACATTTGTATTATTAAATGGTTTTCATTTTGAAAACGAATGCCATGAAAGACAAGCTAATAGCAAAGGGTTATTTAAAAATAGAGGTAGTAAAAGAGTATTGCCTATTAAATATACTCCAGACTTTATTGGTAAAGACTTTATAATTGAAACAAAAGGTAGACCTAATGAATCTTTTCCAATGCGTTGGAAACTATTCAAAAGATTGGTAACTCAACAGTTCCCAAGTTATACTTTATTTAAACCACAAAATCAAAAAGAATGCGACAAGGTAGTAGAAATTTTACAGAGTCAGCCAAGCATTTAGCAAGACGTAAATATAAAGAACGTAAAATTGATACGTTCATTAAATGGACCGTAACTGCACGTGGGCATCTAAAGTGGAAAGACTTAGAATATATACATGATAAATACGGAATAAAATGCTATGGCTAAAAAAATAAATATATTTCAATATATAAGAAAAGCAAAAACAAAACGTCCAGGTTGTCACGCTAAATCTAAGACGTCAAATTTAAAATCAAGTAAAAATTATGTCAAAAAATACAGAGGGCAAGGGAGATAAAAATTGGAGTATGGCTCTAGGAGTATACCCAGGAATATTGTTTGGTGTTAGAACTTATGAAGGACCAACACATACACAAACAGTATTTTATCTACCATTTGTAGATCTCGCAATAGAAAAAGAAAATTAATATGGCAGCACCACTATTCACTGAAAGAATACCTTATAAACCTTTTGAATACCCAGAGTATTATACTGAAGGTTGGCTAAAACAGGCACAAGCGTTTTGGTTACATACCGAAATACCTATGTCTGGTGATGTTAAAGATTGGAATGAAAAATTAAATGATAAAGAAAAAAACCTTGTTGGAAACATACTACTCGGCTTCGCACAAACCGAATGCGCTGTCTCCGACTACTGGACGCAAAAAGTTGTATCTTGGTTCCCGAAACATGAGATTCAACAAATGGCAATGATGTTTGGAAGTCAAGAGACTATCCACGCAGTTGCATACAGTTATTTAAATGAAACATTAGGCTTAGAAGATTATGAAGCGTTCTTACATGAGCCCGCAACAGCCGCTAGGTTTGATAACTTAGTTGCTTATGAGGGTAATGATCCTGTAGGGATAGGTAAATCGTTAGCTACGTTTTCAGCCTTTGCAGAAGGCGTTAGTTTGTATTCTGCATTTGCTGTGTTATACAGTTTTCAAATGCGTAACTTACTGAAAGGTATTGGCCAACAAATGAAATGGTCTGTAAGAGATGAATCATTACATTCTAAAATGGGTTGTCAATTATTTAGACACATGTGTTCACAAATACCAGGATTAAAAGAAGAATGTAAAGAGCATGTATATGATGCAGCTTTAACGATGCACAATGCTGAAATGACTTATATATCTAAGTTATTTGAAATGGGTGATATTGAAGGTATAACAAAATATGACCTTCAACATTTTATTAAAAAACGTACAGGTGATAAAATTAAAGAATTGGGTTATAAAGCAGAAGGAAAATTTAAGTTTGAATATGACCAAAAGTCAATTGATAAAATGGCTTGGTTTGATCATCTTACCGGGGGTCACACTCACACTGATTTCTTTGCTGTTAGGCCGACTGACTATAGTAAACCGAATGAAGGCGAAGATTTTGAAGATATATGGTAAACTATAAAATAAGAAAATTTCTTGTTGAAAGAAGAAGACAATTAAAACCATTAGAAAGAATGGCTACTCGTATTGGATATATGGGTGCTGGTTTTTTAGTGGCAGCGCAATGGACTTTAGAACCTATGCTATACATAGTAGGTTTTATTTGCGTCATGATACAGACTGGATCAAGAAAACAATGGAACTTAGTAGCATTAAATCTTAATGGTTTATTTGCTTGGATAAAACATTTAATAACTATATAATATGTGGAATAAAGATTGGAAAAAAGGTATTGATTACCCTAGCTGGGGAGATACTGATGTTTACAAAAAAACTATAACTGGTGGTTATTTATTCAATGGTGAAACTCCACGTGAAGCTTATACACGTGTTTGTGTTGCTGTAGCTAAGCGTTTAAATCGCCCAGAATTGGCTGAAATCTTTTTTGATTACATATGGAAGGGTTGGCTATGTTTAGCTTCTCCTGTGTTGTCTAATACAGGCACAGATAGAGGTTTGCCAATATCATGTTTTGGTATTGATGTAGGGGACTCAATATATGAGATCGGAATGAAAAACCTAGAGATGATGCTACTCGCAAAGCACGGCGGTGGAGTTGGTATCGGACTTAATATGATCAGACCCGCTGGCGCAAATATAACTGGAAATGGAACATCTGATGGAACTGTGCCTTTTTGTAAAATCTACGATAGCACTATACTCGCGACGAATCAAGGATCTGTCCGAAGAGGAGCTGCAAGCGTTAATATTAATATTGATCACCCCGACTTTGAAGAGTGGTTGGAAATTAGAGAACCTAAAGGAGACGTTAATCGTCAGTCGCTCAACTTACACCAGTGCGTTGTGGTCGGCGACAAGTTCATGCGAAGACTTGATGTCGGAGATAAAGATGCGAGGAGGTTATGGGGTAAGCTACTTCAAAAACGTAAAGCAACTGGAGAACCTTATATTTTATTTAAGGGAAATACAAACAAGGGTAACCCAGCAGCTTACAGAAAGCACGGCTTAAAAGTACACATGACAAACATATGTAGTGAAATTACATTACATACTGATGAATCACATTCATTCGTTTGTTGTTTATCATCGTTAAATATAGCTAAGTACGATGAATGGAAGAACACAAATCTAATATACGATAGTATATGGTTTTTAGATGGTGTCTTAGAAGAATTTATACAAAAATCAAAAGGTAAAGTTGGATTTCATAATTCAGTAAGATCAGCCGAAAAAGGAAGAGCATTAGGATTAGGAGTTTTAGGTTGGCATACATACTTACAAGAAAAAGGTTTACCTTTTGAAGGATTATTATCACAATATGAAACAAGAAGAATATTTAGTCAAATTAAAATTGAATCGGAAAGAGCGTCTATGGCATTGGCTGAGGAGTTCGGGGAACCCCTTTGGTGTCGCGGCTCTGCTATGCGTAACACTCATTTACGCGCTATTGCTCCTACTGTCAGCAATAGCAAACTTAGTGGAAATGTTTCCCCAGGTATCGAACCTTGGGCTGCAAACGTATTTACTGAGCAAAGCGCAAAAGGCACGTTCATACGGAAAAACCCTACGCTTAAAAAAGCTCTAAAGAAACATAAACTTGACAACGAAAAAATCTGGAACAGAATCTTAAAAGATGGTGGTTCAGTACAAGGTATAAAAGCACTTGATAACATTATGATAGGTAAGTATAATGATATACCTTTAAAAGAAGTCTTTAAAACATTTAAAGAAATAAATCAATTAGAATTAGTTAACCAAGCTGGTATACGTCAACAATATATTGATCAATCAGTTAGTTTAAACTTAGCCTTCCCGGCTGTTGCATCTCCTAAGTGGATTAATAAAGTTCATATGGCTGCATGGAAAAAAGGGATTAAAACATTATATTATATGAGAACCGAATCCGTGCTTAGAGGCGATATTGCTGAACAAGCTATGGATGAAAACTGTTTAGCTTGCGATGGATAAAATAACAATAGAACAAATATTAGAACCGGTAGGTGTTGCAAACTTCTTTAAAAATTATTGGGGTAAAAGACACTTAGTTATTAGAAGAAATAAATTTAAAGATTTATTCACGTGGGATGATTTTAATAATTATTTAAATAGATATCCACACGTAAAAGGTTTACAAATTATTGATTATCGTAAAAAAGGCGATGGTCGGTGGTGTTTAGATAAAGTACGAAATAAGAAATTAAAAGAGGTGTTTTTATCTAAAGAAGACATGTATAAACAATGGGCCGACAAAAATAGAACTTTTGTTATTCCATTTGTTGAATATGAAAAAGAAGGATTAGTTAATATATGCTTTGAGTTTGAAAAGTATTTTGGTCCTGGGCAAGCTAACGTATACGCCTCACCTAAAGCTAATTCAAAATCATTTCCAGCTCATGCAGATGGAACTGAAAACTTTTTATTCCATACACAAGGTAAAACTAAATGGACAGTGTATAAAGAGTTTGCACCTAATAAACCAACTGAAATAGCAGAAGAGTTTATTTTAGAACCAGGTGATTTGCTATACATACCACAATACCAATATCATAAAGTTGATACTATTGGGCCTAGAATATTAATTAGTATACACTTTAAGAATAAAGAAAACCAATCAATTGAAAAATTTAAAGTAACTACAAATAAACAAAACAAAAGACCCGTTTGGATTAATTGGGAACCAGAACAAAAACAAAAACCAAAGAGTCGAGCTAGACTCATGAATAAAGCCAATTGGTCTAAACCTTATTTTAATAAATTATGAAAGCAGGAAAAGTTTGGGGTGCAACAGAAATGATACACAAAAATGGTGTATTAGAATTCCACAGAATAGAATACAATAAAGGATTTAAATGTTCAGAACATGAACATAAATATAAATGGAACGGATTTTTCGTTGAATCCGGTGAAATGCTCATAAGAGTATGGCAAGATGATCAAGGTCTTGTAGACGAAACAATATTAAAAGCTGGTGATTTTACTATGGTAAAACCCGGTAAGTTCCATCAATTTGAAGGATTAAAAGACGGTGTAGCTTTTGAGTTATATTGGGCTGAATTTAATCACGACGATATTAACAGAAGAACATCAGGTAAAAAAATATAACATGAGAATATTTATAGGACACGACTCAAGATTTAAAGACGCAACAAAAGTTTGCGAAAAATCTATTAGAAATTACTGGCCAGACGCAGATATAACTTGGCTAAACAAAGATAAATTAAAAGAATCAGGCTTGTATGGCAGGGAAGATGTAGAAGGGGAATCAACTGAATTTTCTTTCACAAGATTTTATGTGCCTCTTTTATGTAATTACAGAGGGATAGCAATGTTTTGTGATAATGATTTTTTATGGAAAGGCGATCCAAGAGTAATAAGAAGGTATGTAAATCAAATGCAGCCTATGGCAGTTGTTAAGCATGATGACTATGAAGCTGAAGCAAATAAAATGGACGGTGTAAAAAATAAATCATACCCAAAAAAGAACTGGTCTAGTTTAATGTTATTTAGATGTAATGAATTTGAAAAGAAATTATCAAAAGAATATTTGGATAAAGCAACACCAGCACAACTACACGAATTCCATTTTATACATGAAGATAATATAGGTTCAATACCTAAAAAATATAATTGTTTAGTTGGACATTATGATTTAAAAGGTGCTAAAGCATTACATTATACAAACGGCGGACCTTGGTTTGATGACCATAGAGATGCAGAAGCTTCTGAAGAATGGTGGAGAGTATACAACAGTTTGTAAAAGATAAACGTATTATATTTGTCGGTAACTCTGTAGAGATTATGAATCATAAACTCGCAGAGTTTATTGACAGTTATGATATTGTAGTCAGATTTGGAAGAGCTATTGAGGCTAATGAGTTACAAGAACAGTCTTTAGGGACTAAATGTGACATATGGATAACTGGTCAATTTAGAGCCCCATCATATAATAGCGTTAAGGAAGAATTTGAATCAGGTAAATTTAAAAATACTGAAATTCTAATTAATAGATGTAGAGGTAATTTAATGTTGAAGGATTGGATATTGGAGGAAAGATTACCAAAAGATTTTCCCAAATATACAGAGATGTATTCTGATGATGAGTTGGTAAGTATAATGAAAGAGTTTGATAAAGATTTATTAGGTGTGAATGATTACAGACCTAGTGCAGGATTTATAAGTATTGTATGGTTTATTGATAAAATAAAGACATACAAAAGTATTGATCTTATAGGTTTTGATTTCTTTGCTAAAACTATAAATAAAAGACCACGTGATAAACGTGGCAAAGTAAGTAATTGTAATCCTCATAGTTGGCATCTACCAGTATATGTGTTAGATAGACCAGCACACGATAAAGATATGGAACAACAATATATGAGCTCTCTTAAAAGAAGAGGTATTATAAATTGGCATATGCTCAGTGATTTGAAAGCAGGCGAAGTACCTTACACTGGCTGGATGAATGGATTAAAGATTATGAAAACAGCTCCTAGATATTCTAAGATATCAAAAATTTTGCCAAAAGCTCAGCAATAACTTCAATACATAGTAATAATAAAATTGGTAGGATATATTCCCACCAATCATACTTCCCATTATTATTTAAATCAAAAAACTTCACTTATTTCTTTCTTCTTTTAAGTGCTTCTTTCCTTCTTTTTTCTAACAACTTTTTCCACTCTTCTATAGTGTAGACTTTTGTAGTTTTAGTATTAGTACATTTGTTCTTTTTAGTAACAAATACATTTTCTCTATTCTCAATTATTGATGTACTTATACATTTATCTTTAGGTTGTCTTTGTCTTTGTTGTGCATTTATATTCAAACTGAATATTAATACCATTAATACTATAATTTTTTTCATAATGTTAACATCTCCATCTACGTCTAGCTGCTTTACCTCTTTCACCGGTCCAGCCTTTTGATCTAGCGCAGAATGATTTTCTTCTTTTAGCAGCTTTACTTCCCGGTTTAACTTTACCAGTAACTGCAGTTTTTAATTTACTTCCAGGGTTTTTCTTCCTATAAGCTCTTACACCTTTTTTAGTCATACCTGCACCTTCTTTTGTTGTACGAAAGTTACGACCTTTTCCTTTAGTAGTTTTACGTATAGCCATTATTTCTTAACACAGTTGTTTACCATTTTAAACTTACCACCTTTAGTTTTCTTACCGCTAGGTGATTTCTTTTTACCTACAGCTTTATAGCCTTTCCAACAGCTGGGTGCTTTTTTTCTTTTTTTTGCCATAATTTAATTATTTTAAAATATTAAAAATATAATTACTGCCGCTAGGCTTATTACCGCTAACTGTAATAAAAATTGTCCTTTAGTTACTTTTTTCATAATTTATTTTTTACCTTTTAATAATACTTCTCCAGATGGTCTTTTGTCTGGATTATCTCTTGGAACAATTTTGTTATTGTTGTTATTGTTATTTGATGACCCACTTGATCCTTTGCTAGGAGCATATATAGGTTTATAATTTCTATAATCTGGTTGATAATAATTATTATACCAACCACCGTAGTATCTATTAGGATACGATATGACGTTATAATAAACGTTTGGTTTAATCATATTAATAGGTAATCTTAGCGTATCACCTTGTTCTGTGACAGCTAAAACGTGCGTAATTTGTATTTTAGGTTTTGTATTGTAGGTTGCACAACTAGTGACAACCACAATGAGTACAAAAAGGGCAATTTTCCATAGTTTCATATTAAGATTTAATCATTAAAGTTCCGTCACTTTTCTTATATACCATTCCGCTAGTTAATCCCCCTGTTCCTGCAGCAGTATCATCTGCAAATGTTGAAACACTACCTAATTTTAATAAGTATCCAATATCAACCATTACAGCATTACTTGGCCCATTAGGAGCAATTTTAACAACTAAATTACCGTCCTTTCTAATTTCAAATGAATCTGCAGAATTTCCGTAGTTAATATGATAAGCATCTGTATCTCCATCTCTACCAAGAGTTAATCTTGAATAACCCGTTGAGGCATCACCTCCATTTAGTATACTCATACCGGTATTAGAAGCTCCTTCATTAACTATCAACGCGTCAGATGAACTCTCTGCGGTTTCGTCTCCATTCCCTACACGTAACTTACCAAAAATATTAACTTCAGTTGCTCCTGCTTTTAAGAAGTAAGCTCCATGTCTTTGCATCCTTACATTTTCCGTAGCTTCATCATAATCTAATATATAAGCATTTTGTTGTGTATGAGTTGCTAATCTAAATTCAGGTCCGTTACCAGCATTGGTACCGTCTTGAGTTACGACAGTCATACCACCATTAACTGAATTTATATTAACAACAAAATCATCAGCAGAAGATGGAACAGTATTTGAACCTCCACCTACTGAAGCACTAGCTGTAGACTGTAAATCATTTGACCATTCTAATTCAGAACCAGAAGAGGGTACTTTTAATACTTGGCCTGCACTACCAATTGTTTTAGGTATTGTAAATGCACCAATTGTTGCTTTACCTGCAGTAACTAATGATAATGTACTATTACCTGGATCTAAATAATGAGTACCAGTTTGTGAATCAATAAATTTATGAGCATATATTTCACTAATACCTGATATTTCTTGGTTAGAACTGTTTATGTTAATTCCATTTATAGTATCAGTATTATTAGCCTCTATTTTACCAGCAACTTTTATTGATACACCTGCGTGTCCAGGATCTAGATAGTAATTAGCGTCTTGGCCATCGAAATATTTATTAGCATAAATTTCTCCAATACCAGACATTTCTTGATTACTATTATTTATATTAATACCGTTTATAGTATCTGTGTTATTAGCCACTATAGTTCCAGTTGCAACTATGTTACCAGAAGTAGTTATGCTACCAGCATTAAAAGCGCCAGTAGTTGTTATAGCACCTGAGCCTACATCTATTCCACTAATAGTTAACTTACCGTCTTTATCAATTTTTGCAACCTCTGTAGCACCTGAATAGAATTTTATATTACGAGAATTGCCTTCATTAAATGTAGAACCTGAAGGTAAAATTGTAAGATATGCGTTATTAGAATATGATATTGAAGTATTCATTACTAACGTTAACTTAGTGGCTGCTTCTGGAGGATTTGCAACAGCAGCTTGAATTAGTTCATCCGAAGAGTTTGTCCAACCAGTAATAGAACTTATAGTAGCACTAGTTATGGTTGTATGATTGGTTCCACCCCCAAGACCATGAATAACATCTCCAACTTGAATGGTTTCAAATGCATTGCTAGGTATAGCGGCGGCATTAAGGTCATATTGACTTTTATTAATATCAATATTAGTACCTCCATCATTACCACCACGAGCTCTAAATATTTCTTCTCCACGTGTGTAGTTACCATCATTGTCACTGTCGGCTTTTAATTTTAAATCACCATATGCAGTTATCTCTGAACTATTTTCTCCACTACCAGTTCCAACGCCTAATTGTATATTACCTTTGAATTTTGCTGATATACTACCAGAAGGATCTAAGAAATAAGTACTATCTTGACTATCAAAATATTTTTGAGCGTACATATTTGTAACACCTGAAATTTCATTTAAAGTACCATCTAACCATATACCACCAGCTCTTGCAGAACCAGACAAATGTATATCTTTCCATTCTTTTGTTGAACTACCTATATCGTATGTGTTTGTTACATCTGGTATTATATTAGAAATTACATCTGCTGCAAATGATATTGTATCTGTATCTGCATCACCGACTGTTATATTACCCGCGATAGTAACGTTTCCGCCGATAGTTGCATTTCCTGTTGTTGTTAGTGTTATGAATTTTCCATGATGAGCACCTCCGATAATGAAATCTGTTATACCACCTACAGTGTAGTTTCTAGTAACAAAGTCCGCGTTTTGTGCACCATCTGATCCGATTAGTTTGTCCTGCGATGTTATTGTACCATCTGCTGCGACTGTATGAATTCTTGGCATAGTTATATTGTTTTATATTTTGTTCTATTATCTTCGTCTTTATAAGCTAATAGGCATCTGTTTCTGTTGTTTTCCTCATTCACATAACTGACATGTACCCAATCTGGGTTATCAGAATTTCCAAATTCCCATATCATCTGGTCGAACGATAAATTTTTTCTTATGTATTCAAACATATCTGCGTTACTCATATATCCATATACATCATCAATATCAATTGCTTGTCCTTTGCAATGTTGTGAATTGGGCGACCCGCCGATCGCTTTATTTAATTCGCCTCCGCGATAGAATGAATTTATCTTTATAGGGCCATTTACGGCCTTTCTAAGAGGTTCAAATACTTTTTCTGCTAAAAGCTCCATGTTTGTTAAATGATTCTTTGTAGGATCATTATTTAAACCTAAACGCAAAGCAGTGATGCTATACACACCTTCCTTGTATGTAACGTGTTCGCTTATGTTTTTCATTTATTAATCTTTAGATAACAAGAAATAAATTCTATCTTGGATTTCATCTTTTGTTGCCGTGATTTTAAAAGTCAAATCTGCTGTCCACTGACCTCTAGGTTTACCAGCTTTATCAAGTAATATAATTAGTGGAACAGATTTTATTTGTGCTCTTAAAGAGGGCGCTTGGTCCTCTAATAGTGCATATTGCACTTTGGCTTCTTTAATACCTCTTAAATCAAAATTATTTGATTGGTTCCATTTTGCATTTATGTGCATTAAAGTGTAATCTTGTGCTGTCGCTATAAAAGCAAACAACACTAATATAATTGTAATTAAATTTTTCATCTTTTTGTTATTTCATATAATTTATCTGAATTCTTTTTAATTTCCTCTCTATTTTCTTTTATATCTTCTTTTAGTAAGTTTGTAGATGCTTCAATTTGTATAATTGTCGAACGAATTAATTCGTCTTTCAATTTAAATTCCATCTGTTTTACAAATTCTTCAGGGGCTACTTGATTTTGCAAATCTTTAATTTCCCCTTGCAAAGTAAACCACATACTCGCTAAAGCTATTGCTCCTCCAACAATCATTCCAATTGTTTTCAGGTCTAGTTGTACTTGAGTATCTTCTCCTAATTTTGTTGCCATATTTTATCTAAATGTAAAGTTTATGCCTACGGAAGAATTATAAATTTCTGAATCCCAGAATTTAGTATATTCTCCTTCAGCAAATATTCCTATTGATTTGCTTAATTTCCAGCCAAATATTATTCCAGCTTGGTAATCATCCCATTGTTCTCCTTCAGCACCTTCTATTAAACCACCTTTACCCCAATTATTACGATTTAAATAACTTACGTTTTCATCACCAGTAATATATTTATGGTAAGGTAGTATATAGTTGCCATATGCGTGAAGCCAAAAGTTTGATCTATAATGATAAAAATCAAATCCTACAACCGGTGCAATTTCACCGAAAGGATCTAATAAATCCCATTGTTCTCTATTGTATAAATTCATTAATCCACCAAATATTTCATCACGAAAATCTTTATCACTCCAAGCAACAACTTGCCCATCACTATCTTTCCATATCCAGTCGTATCTTTCTTCACCTGTATTTATATCAGTATACTTTGTAAAATTATCACTATATCCATATTCATATCCAAGACTATACCATGGATTAGCAGGATATTCTATAATCTCTCCCGTGTTAGGATTAGTATATTGTGCTGTTTCATTTAACCATATTTCAATTGGATTATATCCATAAGGCGTTTGATGTGTTCTATATATCGCTCCAGCTGATAAACTAAATTTCTTACCAATAGGTAATCTACCTCTTACTTCAGCTGATTGGTATTTAAATCCAACATTACCTTGTTCTCTTTGCTCTAATTTAACTATATGGTAATCACCTACATGTCTTATAAAGAATCTAGAATTAAAAAATTCTTCCCCACGTTCTCTTTCTTTTTCATAATGGAATAAATATTCTAACCCTTTAACTGATGATGTTGGTGCTGATAATGATTTATTATTTTCAGTTCCGTCATAGTATTCTTTAGCTTTTACTTCATAATCAAATCTAGCTAATTTTCTAAAACCTAAACCAACCCTATAATCCATTGGGTAGTAATCAGTTACGTCAATTACTCTTGGTATACCATACAAATCTCCGTCTGCTGGTCTTTCTACAAAGTAATCTTTATATGTTTGTTCGTACGCATTTGACGCGTCACCAGCAACATAAAACGTACCATATTTTAAAAAGTCTTTATATACCTCTTTTAAAAATTGGCTATTTGAATTAAATGAAATTAACAAACAAAATGCTAATAATAGGTTTTTCATAGTTTTTATTTTGGGAATATCCTGTTTAATGCTTCTTTACGTTTTTGACAGCCACAAGATACACCTGTAACTTCACTTATTTTATCTACAACTTTTTTTAATCCAGTTGCTGTAGTTAGTCTTTCAATATCGTCTCCTAATCCTTTAGATTTCATTGTTAAAATTTGTCGGATAGTATCTCGTCTATAGCTTCTTCTATCCTTTCTACTGTATTTTCAGGTAATTTTAAAGTTACACCTGATTCTATTTTTAATAATTGTTTACCGTTATGAAATAACATAACTGTTGGTATATATACTATACTCTCATTAGTAAAATGACCACTATGTTTACTTAAATAAAAAGAATGAATATTATGATCATCAAATTTTTTTAGAGATATTTCATTATCTTTTACAAATTCTGCACTAAATTGAACAACAGATATTCCATCTTTATATTGTGAATAACCTGTTAAAGTGAATAATAGTAATAATAATTTTAAATATTTCATAATTATCTTCTTTGGAGATCATATAAACGTTCATCTAATTTTTCCAATGTACCCTTCATAGATTCCACATCTGTTTTTATAGTTTCAACATCTTTTTGCGTGAGCTCTATAGTTTTACGAATCATTTCGTCTTTGTATTTAAACTCAACTTCACTAACAGGTGCTTTTGGTAAAAGTTTAGCTTGCTCTATGTCAGCAGCCATTACAAAATACATGCTGGCTAAAGAGATCGCCCCTGCTACAATTATTCCAATCGTTTTTAAATCTAATTTTAATTGAGTTTTTTCTGATATTTCTGTTGCCATAAGTTAACTTTGTATACTATATGTAATTACCTATTTTTCTGTATTTTTAACTATTTAAAAGTGCCCGCGGCATATCTTTTAACTTTCTTTTTTCTTTTCTTTTTAGATTTATCCTCTTCTTGCATTCCTAATTCCCATTCACCCCATCCTAAAGCTAATGCTACTTTTTGCCAATATTCAGCTTCTTCACCCATCGCTGCTTCCATATTTTGTGCTTTTCTTATAGCCCTATCTAACGGGAAGTTAAATACGGCTGAGCTGAATTGTGCACCAGCATTTAAAGCAGGATTATCTAGGGTAGGTTCAAACATGTTTTCTTTAGTAACTTTCTTTCTTAAATAATCTGCACCTCTTAGCTTTTTAATTTTTGTATGTAAAGGAGGTGAAACAGATAATGCCTGTAAGGCTGGTTCATTAGCTCCAGTTATTACTGCTTTAGCAACATTTTTAACAGCTACTGTTGCATTACCTATTAAACCAGATCCTCTTAGTAATGAATCTAACATACCTTCCCCAATATTCACATTTCTTTGTTGTTGAGCGTCATCTTCTTCATCTGAAAATGCAGATACAAATAATGCTTTTTGTAAAGCATTAAATATAAGGTTTTGAATCATCCCGTAATAAGTAATCTTAGTAAGTTTTTCTTTAGGATCACCCCTACGGGCTATTAAATCTTGTAAATTTCTTTTAATAATTCTATTATACTGCATTGGTGTATTAGCAAATGCTAACATAAATCTACCTAAATTACCAGCTTGTTGTTCAGATATTCTGTCTGGTCTACTAGACTGTTGCGTTTCTTCTGTAATTTTCATAAAATCACGGAATGCTTTTTTCTCCGCTTCTTTTTCAGACAATCCTTCTTTTTTATATCTGTTTAATCTATTTCTGTACATGGAAGCACCACCTGTTGAAATTGCAAAACTATCAGCCATTCTTGTTAACACAAATCCTTTATTAAGCATTAAAGCTATAACGCCTTGAACACCGCCCTTTTCTTGTGCTAATGCTAATTCACTTTCGTTTACATTTATTTTATTACCTCCACGTCTACTTTGTAAGTATTGTGAATTAAATAAAGTATTAAAGTCTTTCCAATATTGTTTTTGATTTCCAAAAGCTTTTGCTGCTTGTAATGGGTTATTATCTGAAAAGTTTATATAGTTTATATTGGATATTGTTTGTAGAACTGCTGATCTAGTGTTTAAAAACATAATAGCACCAACTGAACCATTAACCCAGTCATTCCATTTTTCTATTGTTTCATTACCACCCCATTTTCTATTTGAGCCAGTTTTCATTCTTTCTAAAGTTCTTTTTAGAGTCTTAACATATTTAGGGCCATAAGCGGCTTCTAGCTTAAGTAAATTTTCTTTATTAAATAATTGATCCGCATTGTTTTGCCAAACTTCTAAGTGTTTTGTTCTTTTGGCACCATTTACTAAATCAACCATGTCCATCGCAATATTACCCGCAACCCAACTTTCTTTAGGTTTTGCGTAACCATCACCTTTTGTAATTTTTACTATTTCATTAGCAAATGTATGCAAGTCAGCATTTTTATCAACTTCTTTTAATAATTCGCTTTTAACTTTTTTGCTTATACCTGGAATTTCATATCCAAGCTTATTCCACATATATACTCTTACTGCTTGTTCTTTTGTAAATACACCGCCTTCTGTATATTCTTTTAAGGTTTTAGGAACAGCAGTCAGTTTCTTTTTTATTGCTTTAAAATCATTTTTTAATGCCATTGCTTCATTAGTCATTCCTTCTACAGCCTTATTATATGGCTCATATAATACTTTATCGTAAAATTCTAATTGTTTTTCACCAGCTTTGCCTTTAGCTAATGTTTTATGCATTAACCCCGCGAAATCTTCAGCACCTACAGGTATGAAATAATCACCAAAATCTATTTTAGCTCTTTTACCCCTAGCCATTGCGGTTGCGGCACCAAATACAGATTCTTTTTTAATACCAGTTGATTTTTCTAAATAGCCATTAAACTCTTTTGAAATATCTTGTTTCGAAAATCTAGCAGATTGTACTTCTCTCGCTTCTTTATTTCCTGCTTCACCTTTTTCAATAACCTCTAATATATCTGTTGTTTTACCTTTAGAATATTTAAGCGCCATTTTAGCTTGAGGTTTAGCTATTGGTAAGGTTTTATTAAATCTTTTTAAAGCTTCTGCTTTTGTTATTTTACCAACTATTACATCACCTATAAGGTTGGCAGCATTTCTTTGAACATTTATATTATTTTTCCAAACCTTTTGGGGAACGTCAAAACCATATTCTTTTGCTTTAGAAATACCATTACCATTTTTTATAGCATAAGGATTAATAAACTTATTACCAAAATATTCATTAAACAATCTTGCGTCTGCACTTGGTATTTTAACCTCTTTTTCACCATTCTTAACTCTATCCCATGCTTTTCTAATTGCTGGATGTAATTTTGATTTTGCTTCCCAAACTGTGCCGTCTGCTAAAATGTATTTATCATCAACTATTTTTTCACTTTCTTTTGTTAATATATATTGTCTATAGTTTTTTGCAAGCCATTCAGTCATTTGCTTTTTAGCTGCAGCATCTTTAGCCTCGGCGATATCTTTAATCATTACATTGAACTCGCCATTTTGTAGGACATGCTCAAATCTATTTCCTCCACCACCTTTTTTAATACCTAGTTCATAGTGAGTTGCTTTCGCTAATTGTCTATTTAAACCTCCACTAGCATTTTGATTATATATTAAATCCCATGTTGCTCTTGGTGCAATTTTTAATAATTCAACAACATTATTTATATACTCTCTAATGGCTTCTTTAGTTAAAGGCTCATTTTTTACGTGATCTTTAGTTATTCTTTTAACAAAATTGTTTATAGTTTCTTTTGTTTTTA